ACTTCCATTTACCTTTAAGTACTAACTGAGCAATAATACCATAGTTAGAGATATCAATAAAACTATCAATCATTGCCTCATCTTGAACATAATTTTTACCATTACGTTTCAACATATTTTTTAAACGATTGATTTTATCATTACAACGTAACCAAATTCCTGTGAGAGATAGATTTATATCTTCTTTAGTGTCAAGATTAGAACCCAAAGAAATATTAGATAAACCATAATCTAACATTTTAGCAGCAAATAGTTCATATTGTTCTTTTTGAACAGCTTGAAATTCTTCTGCTAATTCAGGATATGTTTTTTCAAAATCTTGAATTGTTTTATGAGAACCATTAGATTTATAAGGGGGTGGGTCTTCATCTGTAACAGTTAAAGACCATAGAGTTTGATCATCTATACTTTTTCCAACCATAATTTAAATAATTTTTTTTTCTGTAAAATACTTGTCAATTGTTTTAAGTCTATCATCAGCATCAACTAACATTTGAAGTGCCTCTTCAGCATTTCTATAAAAGTCTTCTGTTGAATGATCTCCAATACCTACGGATTTGTTATCTAAAAGATATAAAGTTAACATTGCTTTAGATTTGTCTGCTTCTGCTGACTTGCGAAGCATATCCATTAAATAGCTCATATTTTTATTTTTTTAATAAATTTGTTTATTTCTTCTTCCTCTCCCCCCATATTCCAAAGAATATTTTTTATATCTTGGTTTGGGAGAAGGTTAATATAATCATCAGCTTCCCTTAAACTACATTGAAAATATTTAGCTATATGTTCTATTAACTCTTGATTATTTTTTTCGTTTTGATTTTTAATGTACTTAACCCATAGTTTTTTCTTTGGAATCATTTCTCGGTAAATGGTATAAATTTGTTTTTTGTTTTGTGGATTGAGTTTTTGAACATAATTTACAATATCTATGTAACCAAGATTCATGCTTATAAAACGATGAATCATGTAACTATTCCACTTATCCCATGATTTTTCCGAAAAAGAGTCTGGGTGAGACTTTTTTGTAGTTATCTCACCCACCCAATCAAAGATATTTTCTATTTCGATTTTATCCATTAAATCAAAACATCTTTATATTCTTCTCTCAATTCAACAGGTACAGTACTTTCAAGAATTTTACCTGTTTGAGGGTCATAAAACACAGGAACTGGGAGTACAGCATCTTCACTAGCCCCTACTACAAATTTAGATACTTTGCGAAGCAATACCCCTTGGGTAAATATTTTATTTCCCTCTGGTGTTTCAATTGAAGTAGTGTTTTTTAAATCAATGTTAAGATTCATTTGTTGTTGTTGATCCATAATTTATTTATTTAATTGTTTGTTTGTAATCTAAATAAAACCCAATCGCTACTAAAATATTCATACCTACACTAGCGATTACCTCATGTAGGTCTTTGTACACATTTAAACTTAAATGAACATGCCCTATCATCCAGAATGGTATAGCCAAATTTTGACTTATCCAAATTATAAGGAATTTTAGGAATTGTTTCATTTTAACTCAATAAGGCGAGCAATCAAAGCCATACAATTGATTTCTTTATCAATACGAAAATTAGCTTGGTATGAATATTCATTTATAAGGATTGCCACCATTCCTTCACTTCCAGGCGCATATACTCCAGCGTTATCATAAAGAAAACGATATAATTCCTCAAAGTCTTGAACATTGGCGTTTGCGATAATTTGTCTAATTTCATTCCATTTTGGTTTAGATTGTGATAATACTTTAAGTACTTGAGCCATATAGTTAGATGACACTATTACTGATTTATCAATTTTGAGCCACTTATCTTCTTCACCTTTCACTTTATCATGGACAACAGATAATTGAATAGTGTTAAGACATTTGCGTAAATCTGGGTAGTATTGGTTTACAATTGTTTTTAGGTCTTCACGTTCAAATGAAATACCCTCTTGATTCATAATACTAGCAAGGTGTTTTGCAACATCTGTTTTAGATGGAGGTACAATTTTAAGTACCTGACAACGTGATTGTAAAGGGTCAATAATACGCTCTATATAATTACACGTCATTATAAAACGTGTAGTACGTGAGAATGTTTCAATTACATTGCGAAGAGAGGCTTGCGCTTGAATGGTTAAAAAATCAGCTTCATCTAAAATGACCACTTTAAGTGGTTTAAAGCTAGCTGTTGATGCAAATCCTGATACTTTATCCCTGATTGTTTCAATACCCCGTTCATCCGAGGCATTGATGTAAATATGTTCACAATCAAGGTTTTTTACAATGAGCTTAGCTAGGGTTGTTTTACCTGTTCCAGCTGGTCCATAGAATATTAGGTTTTGGATATCATTTAAGCTTAAATATTGAGCAATGGTTTTTTTAATATTTTCATTCCCAACATACTCGTCCAAAACTTTGGAGCGATATTTTTCAACCAGTAGTGAGTGATCTTTCATCTATATATGCTTTTATAACTTTGGGTGCATGGACATTCATCCATCCTCTTCCACTTTTCAATGCAATATACAAACTTTCTCTACCGCAAACACGCCAAGTTCCATCTATTGTATATCTTTTTTCATTATAGGTAACTTTTTCACCTAATAGAAAATCGTAATCGTTTACTCGTTCAGCGTCTCTCATACTCCTTGTCTAAATTCTCCATACAATGAATACATTTTGGGTTGTTCTTTAACCACTTCCTCTTCATGGGTTTGGATAGCATATAGCTTACTATCCATAGGATCTAGTCTATAAGCACCTTTAAAACCTGTTTTATGAAGAAATGCCTCTAAAGCATCTGTTAAAGTTTTGAATACCTCTTTTTTAGGATCACCAATGAGTGTCCACCTGTCTCCAGGTGGTACTCTATTGGCAATCAATTCATTATGTTCTACTACTTTTGTTTCCATGATTAATACATTGCATCAGGGGTTGATTCTTTTTGTTCTGGGTGAGCTACAATAGCACATTCTGTAAGTAACAATGTTCCTGCAACTGCTGCAGCATTTTCGAGTGCTGTGCGGGTTACTTTAGTAGGGTCAATAATACCTGCTTCTTTCATATTAACAGTTTTATCATTTCTAATATCGTAACCAGCCCAAATATCATTACCTGAATTGATTAAGTTATCAGCAATAATTTTAGCACCTACTTCTTCATATCCAGCATTTACCATAATTTGGATAAATGGTTTAACACAAGCTTGTTTTACAATTTGTGCTCCAATACTATTTCCTTCAATAGCACCTTTAGCATAAAGTAATGCAGCACCACCACCAGGAACAATACCTTCTTCAAGTGCTGCTTTTGTGGCATGCAATGCATCATCTACCCTATCTTTGGTTTCTTGCATTTCAGTTTCATTGTGACCTCCTACATGAATAATAGAAACACCACCTACCATTTTAGCTAAACGGTTTTGAAGTTGTTCAATTGCATAAGGAGTATCAGCTTGGGCAATTTGTGCTTGAAGTTCTTCAACTCGAGCTTCAATGGCTTCTTCTGAACCCTTACCATCTACAATTGTAGTTTCTTCTTTAGTAACTGTTACTGCACGAGCTTGTCCAAACCAATCCCAACTGAATTTATCAAATTTCATACCTTTATCCTTATCAAACACTACCCCACCTGTTACAGTAGCAATATCTTCCAAGATAAGTTTACGGCGATCACCAAAATCAGGGGCTTTAACAGCACATACTTTAAGGGCACCACGGGCTTTGTTTACAATCAAAGTAGCCAATGCTTCATTTTCAATATCATCTGCAATAATTAACAATGATTTGTTTGTGGCTGATACTTGTTCTAGGATTGGTAGCAATTCTTTAACTTGAGTAAACTTATGGTTTGCAATCAAAATATAAGCGTCTTCAAGTTTACAAGACATTGTGTTGTTGTCGGTGACAAAAAAGTGTGATTTGTATCCTTTTCCAAATTGCATACCTTCTACAGTTTCAAGATATGTTTCACCTGATTTGCTTTCTTCAATGTGAACAACACCATCTCTACCTACTTTTTCCATTGCAGTGGCAATCAATTTACCAATTTCAACATCATTGTTGGCTGAAATGGTTGCAACTTGTTCAAGTTGATCTTCTGAGGAAATATCTTCGGCATTTGAACGAAGTGTTTCTACTACTTGTTTTACAGCAGTATCAATACCACGCTTAATTTCTACAGCATTTTCCCCATTATTGAGATGGCTTAATCCTGATTTAATCATTTCACGTGCCAACAATGTAGAAGTTGTAGTACCATCACCTGCTTTATCTGCAGTTTTCATAGCAGCTGCTTTAACTACTTGAACACCAAGATTTTTAAGGTTACCATCTACTACAATATTTTTGGCAACTGTAACACCATCTTTAGTGGATTGGGGTGGATTAGGTGATTGATCAATCAACACATTTCGACCGTTAGGTCCTAATGTGCTTACTACAGCATTGGCGAGGATATCAATCCCTTCCATTAACTCTTTTCGTGCTTCAGCACTAAATGTAATTTCTTTTCTTAAATCTACTGACATAGTTATTCTGGTTTAATTCGTGCTAAAATTTGATTTTCAGGTCCAACAAAATACTCCTCACCATCATGTTCTAGTTTAGTAAATCCCATTGTAGGAAGGATAACAACCTCCCCTTCTTTTACTGTGGTGGGGATAAATTCTCCTGTTACAGTAGGCTTACCAGGTCCAACTGCAACAACTGTACCTTTTTCATTTTTGTCTTTTCCCAAGTCTGGGACAACAATGTTACCATACATTGTTTCTTCTTCTTCAACCGGTTTTACAATAACCGCATCAAATAAAGCTTCTAATTTCATACTTCTAATTGATTAAATAATTTGTTAATTGTTTCTTTTTGTTGATCATACTCTGCAATATAATTTGAAATTGAATTATATTCTTCTTTCAATTCAACTTTCAATTTTATAATTTTTGCAAGGGCAGCTTTTAAATCCCCAAAATGTCCTAAGGGTTTTTCATAAGCTTTACCTTTACTCCCTTTTTCTAAGTTTTTAGAATCGGGGATAACTGTTTCTACTACTGTATAGCAGTATTGATCTTTTGAAATGTGGAATGGCTCTAAGGCCGGGTCTTTGATAATTGTCATATAACTTAATTTAACGTAAATGTACGAACTTTTTTCAATAAAACCAAATTTTAGGGAGCTTTTTGGTTATTTAATTTTAAGGGTTTTTGGTTTAGCTTCTTCAGCAAATGGGATTTTAATTCCTAATAAACCATTTTCCATCATTGCTTCTGCCTTTGATAAATCAAATTTGGAAGCAATTTTGTAACCTAGACTAAAAGAACGTTTAGCAACGCCTTTATGGATGTAGTTACGATCTTCATATTCTTTATGTCCTTTATCGTAACGAATAATAAGGGTATCTCCCTCGATGTGAAGTTCAACATCTTCTTTAGATAAACCAGTACATGCTACTTCAAAATGAAGTCCATATTTGGTTTCAAAAATGTCTACTGGGTGTGAAAATTTGGCTTCAGTAGCCGGTTGGAAATCTAATTCAGACTTGAAAAAGTCTTTAAATAATAAATCGAATGGTGAGAGTTGTCTCTCAAAAAATAATGTACTCATATCATTTTAAAATTTGTGCTGTCCTAAGATCAGCGGGTTAAACATAAAAAAAACAAAACTCAGCTCCCTAAAGTAATGGTTTTGTTGAATATACATATATTAATCTTTAAAAATTAACAAGGTTCCCATACCTCTTTCTGGGGGGCCTTGAGATTTTACTGTAAACCCTAAATCTAAAAATCTAGAAACAATACCCCAAACATTATCTTTTCCTCCTAAATGGTATTCCAAAAACATACCCCTTATTTGAGATAAAAATTCATCAGAACAGGAATCAATAAATTCATATTCTGCCCCTTCAATGTCACATTTAATTACTGTTGGGGGTTGTAAATTATTGTTTTTAATGTAGTTTTCTAGATGAATACACTCTACCTCTGTAGGATTACCAGCATCGTAATGTAAACTATTACAGACGGAATTAGCAAAGGTATAAAATGTTTGAGTTTTATCTTCATTAGAAATAGCTTTACCAATGATTTCTACATTACTATCCCATTTAAAAGTTTGATTTAAATGTTCTATATTATTAGAAGTAGGTTCAAAAGCATAAACTTGCTTTACATTTTGAGATAAAGCCCACATAATATATGTTCCAAAAT